CACCTTCGTGACCTGCCTCAGAGTTTGGTCTCTTGAGGTGCGACACAAGAACCAAACAGATCCCAGTGTGCTGCACTAGTACCCGAAGCTCTGTCATAATCTGATCAATCAGACGCCGCTCGTCGTGCACCTGACCTGTCAGGCCGGAGACAAGGATCGACACATGATCCAAGAAGATCACTTTGCAGTCTAATGCCTTCGCCATATACATGATGCGGTTCTTGACCGTGTCGAGATCTGTCGATCCGAAGTGGTCATAGAGATACACGTCTCGATCAGACGTGAGGTCGTCAAAGGCAAACTCAATGTCTTCTTTCGATGCCACGGTTGGATCGATGACGATGTTCTTGTTCATGTGCAAACCAACAAGGCCCTGCATGGTCCGCTTGGATGTCTCCTCAAGCATCATCATGCCTACGTTGTGGCCCTTCTGATGCAGGTGGTAGGCCATCTCCCGCACCAGCGTCGACTTTCCCACGCCGCTGCCTGCCGCTATCGTCACCAAGGATGCTGGCTGCATCCCCAACGTGATCTCGTTCAGTCTTGCATAAGGGTAACTGAGGTCCGACACCTCGTCTCTGTCGGCAATCTTGTCGCGTAGCTCTGACGAACTGATGATGCCGTCTGGTCGGTACTCTTTGGCCTGCCAGATGGCGTCGATGATGGCAGACCCCTGCCCTTGCAAAAGACATTCATTTGGGTCTTTGAAGGGCAGATAGGCAATCTTAGCTTTGCCGGGTGGTAGTATCTCGGCGCACTCGATGGCTGCTGCTCTGCCGACATCGTCTTGGTCGAACATGAGAACTACTTCCTCGAAGGCAACCAGATAATCGTAGTTTTGCTTTACTGCCTTTTTGGCGGCCTGTGCGCCATTCGGTAATGACACCGTGGGCCATTTGTTGTTCTGAACTTGTGAAACTGTAAGACAATCTATCTCTCCTTCCGTGACGACAATCTTCTTTCCTGAGGACCACAAGTGTGATCCGAAGAGCGTCATCTTTGATACGTCACCAGTGATGGTAAATTGCTTGTCTTTACCTCGGACTTTCTGTGCAATCGCATTTCCTTCGACATCCCTGTAGACAGCTATCTGCACCGGCTGTCCTCGCATCATACCAATCTGATAACCAAACTTGCGGCATGTCTCTTCAGTGATCTTACGCGCCGGTAGAGCGCTGTACTCACCCTGCAGCAGTGGTCTGCTGCTCTTGTCTTGTTGAGGCACCACACGGGCCTCTGTGTCGCCCTCGTCGGCATATGCTGCGCAACCGAAGCAGAATGTGTGACCATCGTCATAGATAGCAGCGTTGTCACGACTACCACAGACTTCGCATGGCACATGCTGTACGAAGTTACTTTTACTCTCCATCATCGCTTGGTCTCGCTCTAGGTCTAATCATTGGCTTGGAAACTTGGTTGGTCACATGGCACCACATCATGATGTCGTTTCCATAAAGGCTCATGAGGTGGTCATAGACGGGGTCAGCGAGACCCCGGTCTAAAGCTTGCTGACAGTGAGCTTCGGTCTCATAGACGACATATGCTAATGGAATTGCATCATGCGCCTTAAGCTCATAATCGAGAAACAAGATTGTAAAGAAATCTATCAACACTTTGCTTCCTTCAGCCATTCTTCGGGAATAAGCTTTTGGGCAAACTTGAAGCCGTGCTTCTGGCAGTAGTCGCCATAGGAAGTCGGACTGCCCTTATAAAGCTTTTGGGTTGATCGAGAGAATACGAACCTGATGTCGATCTCAGGATGCTGCTGCTTGATTAACAAGTGCTTCGTCCTGTCTCCAACAGACCAGATGCCCTTCGTCTCGACATAAAAAAAGCCCCCAGCCTTTGGGAGCTTAAAATCGGGAGTATATCGAGTGTCCCTCGCTGGGACGGTGTAGGGTATTCGGTCTGTTTCGTAGACGACCTCTAGGCCGCATTCTCTCAGTTGCTGCGCGATGCGCTCTTCTAGGCCCGACCTAAAAGCTAATCGCATCATTGATATCGCCACCGGCTTTCCCGCTCTCCAACTCCGGTACAATATGCGCAGGCATCGGGTTGTCGTTGGCAGCAGTATAACCACCGTCGACCTTCTCAAAGCCTTCTGGGACACCACCTTCGACCAAGTTAATGATCTGCACGGTACTTAACTGCAGACTGATGCCTCTCTGGTTCTTGTTGATGTCGTAAGCTTTGATGGCACCGTAGGCTTGAACCGTAGATCCACCAAAGACGTGAGGGATGTTGCTTCCCACGATTGGTGTGCCGACACTGTCGATGAACTTTGGTGGAAACTTAGACTTCATCTTGATGATGACGTTTCCGGTATCCTCTTCAGTGTCCACAGGGATCGACAGTTTACTGATGTCTTCGCCTTTGAACTCTTGCATTACGACATCCATGATTGCACCCTTGATCCGTTCAGCCGTCTTGGGGTCCAAGATGATCTGAAGCTTCCACTCGCCGTCAGCGTTAAACTGAGTGTCGGGACGATCTGGGTGGACCCATGCATATCTTGCTGAACCTACTCCGCTTACAAATGAGTTTCTCTTAGCCATCGTCTATTGCTCCTTTTCGATGTCTTCTTCTGGTAATGATGTTGATGTTTCTACTGAGGGGTAGTGGTCACTGAGATCCACGCCCCACTTCTCTGCCCTCTGCTGTAGCTCTTTCGGCGGCTTCACCTTCCATTGTCGGCACAACTCAAGGTCCGACAAAACTCGCTCACGCGGATGCATTGGGCTGCTCCGTTCTTTTCGTTATTATCTAAAGGTGGACATAACCCCCTAGGAGAAGCAGAACTCGCTATCAACGACCTGTGAGACGTCCAGAGATCCCTTGTTTGGCACAGGTGGTAATGGCGGCTCCTCGGCTGTCCTTTGCTCCCCCACGGAGCTTCTGAAGTACGACAGAAAGCATGGGCCGGTGTACTGATCGACAAACGTGTTTCGAATGATCTGAAACATGGGCCACACCTGAGCACACTGAGTGCCGAAGCTGTCGTGGATCATAAAGAAGTCCTCGATGTTATTGTCGAGCATCGACAGTATTGTGGACTGCATGTGGCAGGCATCGAGACTGTGGACGAGGTTTGGTGCTATCCCAGCCTTCATCTTACGACTGTCGATAACCCAAGGGTTCTCTTCTCTGAAGGTCACCTGAGATCTGACGCGCTTCTTAAGATCCCTGTCCCACATAGCGATCTTGATCTTATGACCAACCCACTTGCGATACCTCTGAACGACAGGAAATCCGATAGGCGTCTTCCAGACCAGCGGCTTGTTCTCCTTAGAGACACTGTCGCAAAGCTCTTGAACGAAACCCATGGCCTGTGCAACCGACGACAACGTGTCCTCGATAGCTGCATAGTTAACCTTCGCCAGATAATATGCAGCCTTCTCTTGTGTGCCTTCGTCACCAAATGGATGAGCATCTAACTCACCATAGGCCACCTTCCGACTAAGGTCTTTCATCAGGTCTTCTTTTAGTTGGTCTTTGAAGCCGTAGACATTGCTGCTGTACCCGTAGGTCATTACGTTTCTTTTCACGACCTTCCTGCTAATGCCATAGTCGAGCCAGAGCTTTGCTAGGTGTGTTTCTTTAGTCTCCTCAAGTAGGCGCTGGGTGACCTCATCAGCGACATCCTGATAGACGTCAGCCATCTCATTGGTAGGCATGAGGTTTACTCTGGCGGCATCCTCTTCCGACAACATCAAAGATGAGTAATGTTGGACACCGCTGTTAGTCCCATCGAGACTAATCGGAAGGTGACACCTAAAGTCATCTGGATTTCTCATATAGTCAGCAAAAGCATAACACGCTGCGAGAAAACCAAAGGGCTTGTCAGCCGACTGCCAGAAATCAGAGGTCGACTTGAAGTCGTCGGCAACTGCAAGGATCTCGTCAGTGTGATCTTCGGTCCACTGAATGCGTTCCTCTAGTGGTCTTTTGCTAATCTTGCCGAAGTCGCCTACGTTTGCGAGATGAATGTAAAGCCAGCCTATGTTGTCTGCAGCTACCTTCCGACCATTGGCAAACTCAAACAAAGCTTTCACATGGTCATCTCTTTGGTAGTGAAAGTGAGACACCGGATACATGCGGCCCCGCCAATCGAAGTTCCAAGGTAGATAAAACTTGTCGTATGTCAGAAGCTCTTCAGCCTTCGCCATAGATTGACTGAAGACAAACTTGTCGGCTTTTACCTGCTGGACAGCCTTGTAGTAATTACGACGATCCAACACATACTGCTTCTTCTGGTGCTTCTCCATCGTGTGGAAGTCAGAAGGCATCTGCTTCTTCTCAGGTTCGACTTTGGATGGAAACTTGCCGAACACCCAATCGTTTTTCCAACAGTAATCGACGGCCTCGTATATTCGACGATTGATCCTCAGAGGTGTCCTCTGCAGTGCGTTTAGCGCTTCGACATAAGGTGGAGTGCCATAGCGTCTGAAGTCGTCCTCGATCATCTTTTGCTGCTGCTTGGACGCATGTTTTACCAGAGGCACTGAAGACGCTAAGAAAGGGTCCAAATAGCAACCTGTAGAGAATGACGTCCACGGCCTTGGTGGAACGACCATAGGGCTGTAGCAAGGCTCTAGCCAACTCTCGTCAAACTTCATCTGGTCCATCAGCATCTCTGCGTCCTTCGTTAACTGAACGAAGATCTTGGTTTTGCCTTTAGTGTCGTTGATGGTGAATTGCTGAAACACATCACATCCCTTTAGGATACCTTCGAGGATCGGAGCGCCAATCTGAATGCAGAACTTCTTGGACCATTTGTCGACGACAAAACCTTCCTTGGCTGCAATGTTACGAATACCCTTGTAGCGATACTGTTGAGAACTGTGGTTCTCTTTGGCTCTCTTAATGAGCCTCTTAGCCATGTCCTTATCGTGTTTCCTAAGGGCATCACTAAAGCATTCGACTTCAACTTTACGACCAATCTTAATCAAAAGACCTGTCCGTTGTTCTTTCATCAGTATCGCGTCGAAGCATGAGTTCAGACCTATGTAAGCCAAGAGATCTGTCGACATGCCCTTCAGGGTCTTAAACCAGACCGGTGGACACCCACCAGTTTCTCTTTGGTGTTTTACTTGATGGTTCATATTGTCGTTTATAGCTGAAGAAACATCGTCCAGAGCACCAGTGATGATCCGGTGAGGAACACCTTTAATGCTCTGGACTTTCATGTTGTCGTCTCTACGGAGATACCGCTGACGACCTTCTTCTAAAGACTGCTGCTCGATTCGCATCTGCTGTGCGCTTGGGTTAAGGTTCATTTGTTAAACTCCAAGTATATCTAAAGGTGGACAAATGCTTAACTCATTGAAATAAAAGAGTTTTAATCCACCGGTATTTTAGTGAAAAGTAGTCGTTAAATAGACTAGGTGTTCTGGTTTTGTTCTACTCCTCTACTGTCGTCGACACAAGGGTGGCATAGGGTTAACTCATGAGGGCACGGGCTATGTCGGCTAGTGCTTGGGGCTTCTCATGTACATACTTCTTAGTAGTAGCCTCTGACCTATGACCAAGGATCTTACCAATCAGTATTGTGTTGATGTTCAAATCGTTGGCTAAGTTGGTAGCGCACGTATGACGAAGGCTGTGGAACACAAAGGTTTCATCGCCGGGGGCGACATAACGGCGAGCCTCTTCCCAGCCGTTGTAAAAGCTCCGGTGCTTGTAGTGACGCCCCGGTTCATCATTAAGGGCCTTCAGTGCCGCACGGGCTTTGTCGTTCAGAGGCACCCAGCGCTCATCGCCGTTCTTGGTTTCCTCTAAATGTACCCACTCCTGCTGGCTGTCAGAGGCCTGCTGAGGGTGCCTTTTGATCATCGCTGGGGTTACCTTACGGATCTCACCCATACGCATTCCTGTGTTCACTGCGAGCGTCACAAAGTGTTGCATCCATGGACGGTAGACGTCACGGCTGAACCAATCTTGGAGCTTCTCAAGTTCCTCTTTGGTCATGTACCGTGGACGGCCCTTGCCCTCGTCTTGCCAGCTTATCTTGATCGGGTGATCGACCAAGCGCATTTCACAAGCCAACTTGAAGACAGCAGTAATGCAGGCGGTGTAGCGGTTGACAGTCGCTGGGCTGAGGCCTGAGGCGTGTAAGCTGTCGAGGTACTGGTAGACCTCGGATGCGCCTATAGACGCTAGGGGGCGCTCTCCGTATCCCTCAAAGCGACACACGCGCTCCAGCTTGTTAAGGTTGTCCCTGAGAGTTCTGTCGGTCCAGATACGGTGGGCGTGAAGTCTGATAAAGTCTGCTAAGTTCATCTCTAAGTCTTTCTCTAAGTTTAGAAGGGTGGATCTTCACCCTCGAAGGATGGCAACCAAGGTTTGTCGTGAGTGGTTGCCGGTGGGGTCTCCTGAGGCAGCTTCGGTGGAAACATCTGCCTCAAGAATGTCTGTAGGTCGTCAGACCAACCCATGTTCAGCCAAGTACAAAGCTTCCCATTCGTCGTACCGACGAGGGTCATTGTTGAGCGACAGTTTGCGGGGTTTACTCGCTTCGAGAGCGCATGGGACACACGGTGTGTACACAGTAACTGAGCCGCCATATGGGCCATTACGGTGCTGCTCTTCGGTGATGCAATCAGGACAGTTCATCAGAATGGCACCACTTCTGGAAAAGAGATACAACCGCTGAAATCTATCCAGTCTCTATAACAACCCAAGTTCGGCATATCGACGCCTGAGGCGTTTTGCAGTTCGATGCGCTGCTGCTCTGCAAAGTCATATTCATCTTCTGCTTCTGGATGTTGCTGCGCAGGACCGTGGTAATGTGGGTTGCGTTCCCAAGTATCGTAGTTGGAACAAATCCACTGCTGGTCTTTGTACCAGTCTTCGTATCCTACGTTCCAAGCCCACTCACGTACTGCGTCTTGTTCAGTTGCTAAAGTCATCGTCTAAGTCTCCTCTAAGTTACGAGGGACCGACATCCGTTGACATTAGTGTGTGGAGGCGAGTACCGGAATCGAACCGGTGTACACGGATTTGCAATCCGCTGCTTCCTCTAATGTCAGACGTTGCCGCCCTCAGTGCTAATATGGGGGAAACGGATGTTCATTTCAAGAAGAAAAAACACAGATCGACAATGAGCCGACCTGTGCTTCAGTCTATCCTTCGATTGGGGATAGTTATCCCATGTAATCCCTCTTGAATTGAGCCATCCGAAAGCCGGGGCAAGCCTTGTTTGCATAGTCGTGATGACCGCTAATCTTGCTGATCTTATGCTCTGTCGACAGCCTGTTGAGCAGCGCGACAAGAGCGTCAGCCTGATCTTGTGTAAAGTGCTCGTCGAACTGATCGTCTGCATCAGATCCGAAGCCACCTACCAATGTTACTCCAATAGAGTGAGCATTACGTCCTCTGCAGTGAGCACCACTGCGAGCCAGAGGCCGTCCTTCAGCCACGGCTCCATTCCGATCTACGACGAAATGATAGCCCAGATCACTCCAGCCACGGCCCTTAGGCTTTGGGTCGCAATGCCACCTCTTGAGTTCTGCTACCTTCGCACTCGTTGCGTTGGCTTCCATCCACTCAGGACGTGTTGCCGTACAGTGAACTATGATCTCATCAATGTTTCTCATCAGGATGATACCTTCTTTACTTTCTCGAATGTCCGAAGCGACCCAAGACCCAACAGACCGCCTAAGACAGTCAGAAGAGATCCCATGTCGAACTCAGGTAACTCAGGCAGCGTGAGGCCAGCTAAGGCGACACCGAAGACGACCACCGGCTGCAACACAAAGTGCCAAGCGAAGGCCAAAGCACACGTCATGCCAATCATTGGTCGCCATGAGCGCTGCAGCCAGTTACCGCCAGCCTCGATCTTGTTTAGCTCAATGTTGGCTAGGGCTACTTCGTTGGCATGTTTGTCAGCCATCGTTGCCAACTCATGTGCCAGCTTTGCGGCCTGATCTTTGTCCTGTATGAACTTGCCTGCAAGCTCTGTGGCTGGCTCCAGCAGGGACGCTAGAAACTTCATTGGATCTCTCCTGTAATGTGTATTGGGGTGTTGGCTACTTCTTGTTACCGAAGCCGAAGTAGGCAGCGACAAGGCCACTGAGGGCCAGATACTGCGTCATCAGGATACTCTCTGCAGCTTCCATGCGCAGCGGGTCGTAGACTGTGGCGGCTGTCGTTATCAGCATCATGGTCAGCGCAAGCCAACACATGCGTCTTCGGTTGACCTGATATTCATGCATGTTGAATGCTTCACGTTCTTCTATGGTCATCCGTTCACCGCCTTCTCTAGCCCTAGGACCATAAAGATCAACCCAGTGATAAACACAAAGACACCGGCGGTCACCGACAGGCCCCAGAAGAGGGCATCTCGTTTTCTCGCTTGTTCTTCGAGGGCTTCTTTGCGCCTAAGGCGCGCTGCAGACATCTCTTTTTGCACCATCTCCCAACTTCCGGGGGGTCCATAGAGTAGGAAGGTTTCTCGAAGGTCGTCCATGGCTTTCGTATGGGCCATCTTGGCCTGTGCGATTGCCAGACCTTCTTGTTCTGGGGTCGACAAACGTCCTAGAGGGCCTTTGTGTCGTCCAGCCTCAGCAGCCTGTATTTCGCTGTCGAGCTTCCCTAGACGTGCCATGTGGGGCATGAGGTCGCCTATGTCGCGCCCAGCTTTGATTGCAGACGAAATGCCACCTGCCACCTGAGTGACAGCCCCTGCAAGCGCTAGGACCTCGATCATAGGTTGAACCCCATGTTGTTATTATAATTGTCATTATTAGAGTTTGGTCTTGAAGTTCATCCAGATAGCCGCCGCCATGAACATAATGACGGCTGTAGTTAAAATACGGATGGCTGTCCGACCGATCTCCCGCCGCGTGACTCTCCACGCCGACACAAGATCTCGCATCTCCTTTAGATCTTCTTTAGCCTCTGGGGTCAGCCCTAGTTGACTGAGAGCTTGACATGCGCCCCGGTGTGCGGCTGCGTCCAGCAGGCGCTCTAGCTCATCGTCGGTTAACTGCATCAA